CCTGGGTCGCAGTAGTTAGGGTGACCTCACCTTGGGACGGACCCGCGAGGGCGATCATCGTCATACTGACAGCTCCTAAAGCAAACGTTTCAATAGTTTGCTGGAGAAACAACTTAGTCCGTTCGTTCGTTGTTTGTGGTACGCGAAGCCTGACGCCTTCACTGAAGTCGTCAGTCATCTCATCCACGAGGTCGACGAGTTCATAACGCTCGTCGTCCACAAGGAACAATTGGAACACACGGTCAACAGTTACGGTCACCAGATCATCGATCTTAGTCATCGTAGTCTCCATATGGAACTTAGTCGAAAGTCCACTTACGATCAGCTTTGCGACTCGCAATTAGAGCGGCTACATTAAGCCACTTTAAGCTCCCGAAACCGGGAATCTTAAAGGCCAAGCCTGGGACACCTGTCCCAGTATACTTCGCCCTCGAGACGAGAGTCCTGGAGCTGACAATTCTTGCTGGCACCATACTTACGGTATACCTCTGATCACCCGGCTGATTTACTTTGTAGTATTCATCCGGTACAGAGGTCCATTGGTCCATCTCCGTACGTTGCCTCGTGGTCCTATTGGCCCACGCTAGCTGTGTAAAGAGATTAGACCACCCGTAGATTATCCCTCCAATATTGGAGAAATAATCGACCAGAAACGAGTAAGGCAAAAGTTCCCAGGCAGTGGGCAGAAATTGACCGGGGTTAAAACCGATCAATCTCGGGTCCAACTGTTTAGGATCATGCGCCTCCACTCTCACGGCTCCGCGATAGGTTACCTGACGGTACTCTGTCGCGTGCAGATGAGCGTACCAAAAAGCAAGGACTTCACCTTGCAAGGAACGCTGAGTTGGAGAGTCGTCCTGTTGTGTCTCCGTCGCCGTAACACGGCGCGTAGACACCGACTGACCGGATTTATAGCGGTGGAGTGCTAAGCACGCCGCCTCTATGTCCGACAGAAGGGGCTTCCATCCAAACTGCACCTCAAGCCATGAATCAGCAATATCGCTCGCAATGCGCCGCAAATGTGCGGCTTTTGCGGCTAGTCTTCGCTGGGCGCGGATGCGCCGAGCGGTCTCTAGCCAGTCGTCAATCTGACGACGGAGTCCTAGTGCTGGATTTCTGATCAATTGAAGAGTTTGCCTTAGCTCCCCAAGCACAACACCGCCTTGAATAGCGGTCTGTGCTAAAGAGACTTTCTGAGCAAACTTTCCCAGGGCCAGATTGTCGGCATTCGTGACACTCAGATCAGAAGGATTTTTCACGGGTAAATCTAGCGCTAAGCGTAGTTTACCTGTCGCCTCGGTTGTCCCATACGGCCCGTATTGATTAACTCTACGGACCATAAATCGCCCAGGTGTCACCCTGAGCTCGGACTTACTACCCTGCATCGACGTCGTAGCATTATCGCCACGGCGTAAACACTCCCGCCAATCTGGGATATTATCCCCGAATGTAACGGAATCCGTCCACGATTTAGTGGACGAGGACTGTGAGGAAAGGTAAGACACCGAATCACCCCAATGGGTGTAGGTTATCTTATCCTGCTCATAGACCGATTGAAAGGTAGATCGAGACGGCATAGAAGTGAATCTCCTTCGAGGAAAGAGTATGACGATGGTACTCGTCGGGATGGATCCCTAAAGTACAGGAGCGCGAGCTTTGTAGCGTGACAGCTACGGG